CGTGAGCAACGCGCTCAGGCTCAGGCCGATGCCGCTATGGCGGAAACTGCTGATACTGCGGCCAATGCAGCTCGAAATGCCACAGTGGCCATGGGCAATCTTAATGAGATGGGACAGGCATGATAGGTAAGATCAGAAAAGCCCTGTTCAAGAGAAGGATGGCTTACAGGGCCGTCTTTACTCCGGGCGGCGAGCTTGGCCCGGCTGCGCACATCGTTTTGTCCGACCTGCGCAAATTTTGCAGGGCGACAACTACTCCGGCTGTTGTGTCCCCAATCAGCCAGCAAACTGATGTCAATGCATCATTCATTGCCATCGGTCGGCAAGAGGTTTGGCACCGCATCTGCCAATATATTCACATTGATGATGCGGATTTGTATAAACTTGTTGAAGATCAAGGAGAAATTGAATGAACACTCGCTGGATGTATGTATTAATGGATGAACCCCCCGCCGATGGTGGCGCCGGCGGTCAGGGCGGAGCCGGTGGTGAGCCATCATGGTATGATAGTTTTCAGAATCAGGAAGTTAAGGATTGGCTGAAATCCTATGACAAGGCTTACCCTAACCCGGAAGCAGTTGCCATCAAGGCCCTTAATCTGGAACGATTTGTTGGTGCCGAAAAATCTGGGCGCGGTATCGTCACCCCAAAACCCGATGCCAAGCCTGAGGAATGGCAGGAGTTTTACAAGAAAGTTGGCGGCGTGCCCGAGAAGCCCGAGGGTTACAAATTACCCGATGCCATGATCACCGATCAGATGGCCCAGAATTTCAGGGAATATGCCCATAAGATCGGCATGCCGCCAATGTTCTTCGACGCCGCGCTCAATTGGTACAATGAGCAGATGGAAGGCGGCGAAAAGAAATTCATGGCTGAACTTGAGGCCCAATCCGAGAAGGATTTCACTGAACTCAAACAGGAATGGGCCGGGGTCGAGTATGATAAGAATGTGGAACTCGGCAGACGGGCGGCGGAAAAATTCATCCCCCATGCCAATCGGGAAGAACTGGCCGACACCATGACCAAGATCGAGGGGGCACTTGGCACCAAGGCCACCATGAAATTGTGGGCGTCAATTGGTGCTGCTCTCGGTGAAGACCATTTTGAAGGTGGGCAGGGAACCGGTGGTGGTGGCGGTATGTCGCCCGAGGGCGCCAAGGTTCGAATTGCTGAATTGAAACGTGATATTGCATGGCAGGGTCGGTTTTCTTCCGGGGATCTTGAAGCTAAAACCGAATGGGAGCGCCTGCATAAGATCGCATATGGGGGTTGACAGCAGCTCTCGGCTGTGGTAGACTATGCACAACCGTGGGGACCCTCTCTTTTAGGGAGGCCCACTGGAACCGGGGAAGACTGGACGCTGGCGGGACGTATTCCTGCAAGTGCGGGTCCACTAAGGTGGGACACCCTTGCGAGAGATAGGTTAATTATTTTCTTTCAAGGAGAATGTGATGTCCGACAACATCCCAACCCATTACGCGCAGCAGTATGCCAGCACCATTGAGCTGTTGCTGCAACAGCGCGGTTCCAAACTTCGTAATTTCTGCACTTTTCATTCCATTCGCGGCGCCAAGGCGGCATCCGTTGTCGATCAGATCGGCAAAGTCGAAGCTACCAAACGGACCACTCGTTACCCGGCATTGACCCCGGCTGATACGCCGACTGATCGGCCTTGGGTTTATCCGTCTGATTATGACTGGAACGACCTGATCGATTCGATCGACAAGCTTCGTATGCTCACTGATCCCCAATCGGCCTACGTGCAAAATGGCACTTATGCTATGGGTCGGGCGCAGGACCGCACCATCATTGATGCGTTCTTTGATGATCGCAAGACTGGTGAAAATGGCGGTACCACCACCAGTTTCCTCGCGGGCAATCAGATTGCGGTCAATTACGGCGCGTCCGGCAACGTCGGTCTGACCGTCGCCAAGATGCGTGAAGCTAAACGTCTGCTGATGGCGGCTGAGGTTGACATCGAAATGGACCCGTTGACGATGGTGGTCACGGCCAAGCAGCATGACAACCTGTTATCTGAGATTCAGGTCGTCAGCCTCGACTTCAATGAAAAACCGGTCATGACCGAGGGTCTCATTACTCGCTTCCTTGGCTTCAATCTCATTCATTCAGAAATGATTGAAACTGATGGCAGCTCGTATCGCCGCGTTCCGGCATATGCCAAGTCTGGCATGCATCTGGCGATGTGGAATGATATCACCACTGATATCAGTGTTCGCCGCGATCTGGCCGGTCTTCCCGTCCAAGTCTATGTGTATGGTACTTTCGGGGCCACGCGTAGTGAGGAAAAGAAGGTCGTCGAGATTAAGTGCGCCGAGTCCTGATCAACTGATTAACAAGGAGATTTATCATGGCTGTAGTTAACGTTAAATCGAGCGTGATCACGAACTCGGATGCAATGCCGCCCGTGATCAATTCCGCTCAACTTGCCAATGGTCGAGTTCGCCAATTACGCGGGCAAGCCGCCGTGGCCAACGGCGATTCGATCGCCAGCACCTATCGTTTGCTTCGGGTGAAGTCAAACGACATTGTGTCGCAATTGCTTCTGTCCTGCACCGCCATTACTTCTGGTGCTGGTGATGTCGGACTGTACCGGACTGCGAACGATGGTGGCGCTGTCGTTGATGCCGATTTTTTTGCATCGGCTCAATCTATCGCTTCCGCACTAAGCAATAGCGACATCACCCGTGAATCCGGTGTGGTGACTGTGGCCAACATGGAAAAGCCGATCTGGCAAGCCCTCAGCCTTACTGAGGACCCGCAGGTTGAGTACGATGTTGTTATCACCTTGACTGCTGCGGCTGCGGCTGCTGGTAACGTCGCTCTGATTGGTTACGTGGTCGGCAAAAACTGATCTCCAGCGAGAGGGGTTTGGGGTGCTCCGGCACCCCCTTTTTAAGGAGAGATAAATGGCAACTCGTAGGTATGGCACTTCCAGAGGGGAAACTGATCAGCAAATCACGGAGGGTGTCGGCGCTGCCACTGCATCCGACAATATCGAACTGACTGTTGATCTGGCTGTGAATCTAACCCGGGAAGATGTGCTCTTGGCTCTTGAAAAATTCAAGTCGCACATCATCAAGGGTAACTGGCCCCCGGCATAATGTCCTCGACAACTCAGATCGTTAATGTGGCCCTCACTCTTTTGGGTGAGGGCCACATATTATCTCTGGATGACAATACCAAGCCAGCCAGAGAAGCGAAGATCATTTATGAGCCAACTGTTCGTGCATTATTGGGGGCTTATAACTGGTCATTTGCAAAGACCCGGGCGCAACTGCCTGAGTTATCTTCTGCGCCGCTGTTTCAATATAGGCACCAATACCAACTTCCAACTGATTGCTTGCGGTTGGTGATGGTTGGTGATGCCTATGTCGGAATTGATTTAACCGACTACCGTGGTATGCCCACTGAGGAATACGCGGTCGAGGACAATAAAATCCTCACCGATTATGGTGCGCCCCTGAATATTAAGTATGTCAGGTACATCGAAGACCCCAACAAATTCTCCTCGAATTTTGAGGAAACGTTGTCCGCCCGATTGGCTGACAGGTTGTGTGAAGTTTTAACGCAATCCGATCAGAAACGCGAACGGGCAACGGCGGAATTCAACAGGTGCATCAGGGCAGCAATTAGATCCAATGCGATTGAACTGCCTCCCACCAAACTCCCAGATGACGAATGGTTAATATCAAGGCTATGAAATGGCAAAAGCATCCCCGGCTATTATAAATTTTAACGGCGGCGAGTTATCGCCGCTGATGGCCGGTCGTGTTGACATTAAGTATTACAATTCATCCTGCAAGAAACTCCTAAACTTCATACCAAGCATTCAAGGCCCGGCGCGTAAACGCCCAGGAACGATGTTTGTCCATGAAGTGAAAAATAGCGCCAACCGGACATGGTTGCGCCGGTTCGTGTTTAATGAGAATCAGGCGTATGTGCTTGAATTCGGCGATCAGTATATCCGGTTTTATACTAATCACGGAATTATCGAATCAGCCCCGGCCACTCCATACGAAATTTCCACAGTATTTACTGCGGCGTCATTGGTTGACAGTGATGGGCATTTTACGCTAAAATTTGTCCAATCCGGTGACGTTGTTTACATTACCAGCAATGGCCAATATCCGGTCCAGAAGCTCACCCGGCTGACAGCCAACACTTTTTCGATCGCAGAGTTGGCCACCGTAGGCGGTCCGTTCGAAGATATCGATCCGGATGCTATAACGACTGTGTATGCCTCCGCCGCCACTGGTGCCGGTATCACGCTCACAGCATCGGCATCGTTATTCACTGCTAACCATGTTGGTTCCATGATTTTTTTGGAGCAAAAAAGTACCGATGCTATCAAGTATTGGGAAGTAGGCAAAGCTGTTTCCATAAATGATGTACGCAAATCGGACGGCAAAAATTACAAAGCATTGACATCTGGAACCACCGGTACGTGGAAGCCCGTACATTCATATGGCGCCAGATATGATGGGGATCCCGGGGTGCAATGGGAATTTCAGGACCCCGGGTATGGCTGGGCTTTAATAACCGGTTACACTAATCCTACAACAGTTACTGCTACTGTTATTTCACGCATTCCTGCTGGAGCAGTGGGCGCGGGCAATCCGACTAATCGGTGGGCGTTTAGCTCATTCTCAAAAGTAAATGGGTATCCTGATAATATCGGGTTCTTCCGCGAACGCTTGGTATTTTCCAAGAAATTGAAGATGTTTTTCTCGGTGGCAGCTGATTATGAAAACTTTAGCAAATATGATGATGGTGGTCTGGTTACGGCTGACATGGCCATTCAAATCGACATCACATCGGAAGAATCAAACGCGATCGTATGGATGGCCGCATCAAGCTCCGCTTTACTTGTTGGCACGTCCGGCGAAGAATTCGCGGTTGACGAACTTACTGCTTCTGAGGCGTTTGCGCCGGGAAATGTCAAGGCATCGCGTCAATCTCGGATAGGATCAAAATTCATTGATCCCATGATAGTCGGGTCCGGCATCGTATTCGTGCAGAAAGCGGGGCGGAAGGTGCGCGACATGATATTGGCGGAAAGTGTTGAAAAGCGTTGGACTACGGCGGATTTGACCGTACTTGCCGATCATATCACCGCCCCGGGGGTGGAACAGATGGCGTATCAGCAAGAGCCCGATTCCGTGATATGGTGTCGAAAGAGCGATGGCGCTATTGTCGGATTTACGTTGAATCGGGAACAGGATGTGCGCGGATGGCATCCCCATGCATTTGGCGGTGAAGATGTTTATGTTGAATCAATCGAAACCATCCCCACTGCGACCGGAGATGAATTGTGGCTCATCATCAGGCGCACTGTAAATGGTACCGCCAAGCGTTACGTTGAATACATGACGCCGATGTTCGAATACGGTGATCATGAAGATGCATTCTTTGTTGATTCCGGGTTAACGCTGAATAATGCCATAAACGCGACTCTTACCCCCGGGCCTAATGCGATTCTGGTCGGGGCTTCAGAGGTATTTAATGCTGGAGCTTCTGTATTCTCTGCTGGTGATGTCGGTCGATTTATACATTATGATTATGAGGTAACCGAACTTGATGGGTCAATCACTAATCATAAAGCTGTGGCCGAAATCACCGCCTACACCAGCGGGACGCAAGTATCAGCTGATATAAAGGTAGCGTGGCCGGATGTTGATATCATACCGGCTAACGAATGGCGCATGACTTCCACTGTCATCAGTGGGCTTGGTCATCTTGAAGGCGAAACTGTTACAATCTTAGGTGATGGTGCAGTAATCCCAAGTGAAACAGTAGTTAGCGGTCAGATCACTATTGATTCCCCAGCATCTAAAGTGCATGTGGGTCTTCCGTATAGGTCGGTGTTGCGAACTATGCCGATCGAAGCTGGTGCTGCTGATGGCACATCACAAGGGAAAACCAGAAGAATCTCAAGGATGGCTATCAGGCTTGATAACACTTCCGGTGTAAAATATGGACCTGATGAGTATAATTTAGACGAGTTGTCGATACGTGACGCGTCCGATCTAATGGATGTTGCATCACCATTATTCACCGGTGATGTACTTGTATCGTGGCCGGATGGGTACACTGATCAACCGTTTATTACCATTGTTCATGATTACCCGTTACCGTGCACTGTTGTTGGCGCGTTTCCACAAATAACGACGCAGGATTCAAGATGATGATGATTGTGCCGTTTCGATCTGAACATTTATCGATGATAAAAGAGCAGGCAGCCCAAACTGCCGACATCGAAATATCAGAAATGACTCCGGCTCAAATCGCTGGGGCCGGTGATGCCATAACCATTATAATTGATGATGAAGTAATGGCATGTATTGGTCGCATTACTATGTGGAAAAATCGGCATTTGTTGTGGGCCTTAATGTCCGCTAATGCATCCAAGCACATGGTCAAAATAACTAAAGCATTGAAACGAATGCTCACATTACAAGTTGGCACCGGCAGATACGAAATGTATGTGCGAGCCGATTTCATTGAAGGGTGCCGGTGGGCGAAAATTTTGGGGTTCAAATTGCACCATTTCGAGGAGCAATTTTTGCCTGATGGCGCAGATGCCAATGTTTATGTGAGGCAATTATAATGTTCATAGTCCCCTTTTTAGCTGCTTATGGCGGCACGATTGCGACCGCTGCTTCCGTCGCCGGCACATTATTTGGCGCTATTGGCCAGTACCAACAATATCAAGCTGCGGCGAAGGCTAATCAATATAATGCACTCGTGGCAAAGCAACGTGCGGAAACCATCGCTGGCACTTACAATCAGAAGGAAGAACAACAGCGCAGGTCTGCCCGGCTTGAAGAGGGCAAACGGAACGCGGCCATCGCCCAGTCCGGGGCTGGTCTTGGTGGTTCCAATGCTGATGTTGAACGACAATCCGAAATCCTTGCTGAACTTGACGCATTGAACATTCGGTATGAGGGGAACCTTGAACGCACCGGAGCGCTCAATGAATCTAATATGGAATCATATTACGCCAAGGTTAACAAACGTAGTGCCACCAATTCTCTAGTTAAGGGAGTGTTGGGGGCCGCCGGTCAAACTTTAGCATATGGGATGGATAAGGGGTGGTTTAAACCCAAG